TTAAATTTTCCATTTATATCCACACTTCATGCAAATGCATATATTTTTTTTACTTGTTACAGCTCCGACAGCTGAGCCCAAAGGTCCAGCAACAACAGCACCAATTGCGGCTCTTCCTATGCTCAACCTTTTTCTATCAGCATAAATACTAGGAGAACCGCATTTTGGACATTTTGCAATATTTTCATTTTCCTTACCTGAAACGCTATTGCTGCTTACTTTGCTCAATAAATCTTCATTTCTATAGGGATGATCTATTTCATATTGAAAAAATGCATAAGCTGTTTCTTCATCCTCGAGGTTTGTTTTCTCTAACATCCATTCAAAAGCTGCACGGGCTATATCATTTTTTTTAGATGGTATAATAATTTCTTTTTTTTCACCACCTGTTAATGCAATTGTAATTTTCGATGATCCTGTATTAAGTATGTTGTATTTGATACCAATTATGCTACTGTAGCTAATTCTCTCTTTTTTTAAAAGAATACCTTCATCATCAATGATAGTTTTACCCAAAAGTGTTTTATTCAATTCAAAAACCATTCTTCCACCTCCTATGTAATCCTATTATAACATTAGTCTGAAAAAATATAAATAGTTGTATTTCAGCACTCCAATCTCATCCATTTATTTCCCCATCTTTTTACCTGTTTATATTGATATATGCATTCCTGCACATAATCAGCAATTTTAACAGGTACACCAACACTACATAGATAAGTATCATAGTATTCGTTATCATATATTAGATTATTTAATAAATAAAGGCAAGCAAAAATGTTTGCCTCATTTTCTTCGCGTCGAATATTACGTATCTGTAAAGCTGTGTCAGAGATTCCAGTCATCACATGTAAGTAAAAATGTCCCAATTCATGCAGCAGTAAAAAATTTTCATATTGTTCAGGCAGACCAGGTTTTATAAAAATAACCACTTGGCCATACCCTTTAACTATTCTGCTATCTCTCCCATAACAAAGTGTTTCGTCATATATTACGTCAATACCCTCATTGTCTAACATGTTTTTGGTTGATAGACTTTTTATTACCTCTACTCTCTCCATTATTTTTTTAAATTCCATAAAAAAAATACCTCCTTTAATGGAAGTATATGGGAATATGTTACATAATGCATGTAACGATTCTATTTTTTATACTTGCTCGCAAAAAATTTAATACTATCAAGAATCTGATTTGCAAATTCAATTTTTTCATCATCGCTCATTCTTTCGATATCATATCCTCCGAATGCCGCAACCTGAGGATGCTCGATGAATATTTTAGCAGCTCCTTCTACGGTGCTGATTGTATGATTATTGTCTGACTCTACACTACTGATTCTGGCTTGTTTTAAAAGCTCGTCGCAATCAATATCAAGAACATTGCATAGTGCATCCAAGGTTTCTATGTCAATCCGTACTTCGCCAGTTTCATATCTTTGTATAGTTTTCTTTGTTTTTCCGATTCTTTTACCTACTTCTTCTAAACTGTATTTATGCTTGGTTCTTGCGTCTTTTAATTTTAATCCAATATATTTGTAAAACTCATAATCTAAGTATGACATATAAAGTACCTCCTTTAATTATATCTATATATTAACACAAAAATGACACAACACAACAAAAAAATGATAAAATGTGTCTTTTTCTTGACACATCAATGGAATAATGTTATTCTTTATGTGTCATTTAAAAGACACGGAGGTGATTAAATGCCAATGATGACCATTGCTGAAGCAAGACGTTTGAAAAATATAAGTCAAGAAGAAATGGCTAAATCTATCGGATGTTCTTTCTCAGCATATAGATGCAAGGAAAAGTATGTTACTTTAATGAATTCTAATGAAGTAGCAGACTTTCTCAGAAAAACTGGACTAGATTATAAAGATGTGCAGTTTTCTCGCCCAAATCGTGTCGTAAAAAAGACACAAAAGGAGGTGATTTTATGAACGACCCTTTAGATTATCCATTTCTGGACTATAAAGGAATCATGGAAGCTCTAGGCGACGTGTGTAAGAAAGACACTGCGTATGCAATCATGAATGAGTTAGAAAGCGCAAAAGACGACGACGGTAACCCACTGATTGATAAGTCAAGGATACCACCATTCGGGAAACGAGTTATTCCGACTGAGGTGTTTTGCAAGCGCTACAAAATAAAGCGCAGGAAAAAGAAAGTTGAGCAGGAAAGGAAGTGATGTAATGATGGTACAAATGAACTTCTTAAGAAGCTATTCCACTTCCGAATTATGCGAGATTTATGAAAACTTAAATCACTGGAATTGGGACGAGAGAGTGGGGGAAAAGCCATGCGATTGGGATGACATCCCTTATACATATCACGGTATGAGGAAACAAAGAAGAACAAAGTATAAGGTCATTTCGCCATTTTTAAAAAGCATAAAACATATTGTTGGTGAAAAGGAAATATTAAGATATCACAATGTACAGTATCTTAGGTCCATGAACAATAATGAATTTGAAGAATGGTATAAATCTTATGCATCATGATGTTAATGATATTATTCCAACCACTGCAGCTATAATGCTCGCTACCAATGTTATAAAAGCAACAAGGAGATTGAGCTTTGACAGACGTTCTATTTGTTTTTTATCTTCGTATTCTTCGAGATAATCAATTCCGTTTGGCAAAATTCTGTATGCTTCTATGGATGTTTGGTATTTATCTTTTTTGTAAGTGTGGGAAATCTCATCAGCCCTATCTAAAAGTATCAACATATTTCTGTCGATTTCCTTACCTATGGATTTTTCTAAATCTTTAAGGAATATGTATTGATCTGGAATATCGTGATATTTATTCAATTCAGATAAAATTTCATACTTAGTAGCTAACATGTAATTCCTCCTTAGTAATATGTCTATTATAGCATTTATGAGAGTAAGGATAAACGAATAATCAAAAAGGATGTGACAATGTGAGTGTAGAATCAATAGTCGAAGTTAGATATTTGCAGGAATGCATAAACTGCCCATATCAAGCATTAACAATCAATCCAGCGATAACAAAAAGCCAAACCTATATCAATGGGTATGTAGAGGACATTGTGATTAAAAAGCCGGAAGTCATCTGTAAGCACTTTGCGGGTTGTCAAAGGATGCAGCGCCTTATGTGGCAGAAGCATCACATAAAAAAAGATGCTCCACGGTCGGCAAACTGAACGAGCATCTAAACACGAACCCTTATAAAAAGATTCAATCTCATTATAAGGGACAAGTAATTAAAAATCAAGAGGTGGTTAGGTGAAGAAGCGGGAGTTTACAGGAAACAGGCGTCGTATCAGTTATACGGTTCAGTATTTATATGACGATAAAGGTACTAGATACAAAAAAATCATTGCAGAAAGATTTATTCATGAGGCGACATACAATGACATTTATATACCTGCTAGAAAAAGGGAAAAAATCCTGAATTGTTTGATAGTGATTTGTACTTCGATTGCATTGTCATTTATCGTTGCAGGTATGTTCATGTATCCAAAATGATGTTTTTTTAGTACCTCTGGAAGTCTTGATAATGAATTTCATATTTACAGATTTATTTATTCCTGGAAAGAAATTGTAAAACATGTATCCTTCTTCGACACCATATGAATCTATTTTTATAGGCAGTGTTATCTGCTTAGTCATATCAAAACTTTCTGCGGATAATATCTTCCCATTGCGTTTTTTGAGAGGAAGAAGTATTGAGGTATCATCCATATCTTCAACATTGTCAGTAATTGTATGAACACCATATTCTTCAAAATAATAGTGTTCTTCGTTTATGTATGCATCTATTTTGTATATAGTGATGCTCTCGCTAGAGTTATTGATAAATCTGATGCCAACAATAGCCTGTCTATCTGTGTTTACATGCCAATGGTTATATAACTTATCAAAGAAAAAACTAGGATAATCATTAGGAAACTCAACCTTTAATTTCATTCTTCTTTTAAAGTAGATTAAGAAATTTATCATAAGGCTGCAGCATCCAGTAACACATCCTATAAGTGCAATTATTTCTGTGTATTCCAACCCTAACCACCCTTTCTTTATTACACATAATCATATCACATAATTGTCAGAAAGGAGACAATATGAACAAAGAAATAAATATTACATACGACAACGATCATCAGCAACCAGTTGTAAGTAGCTTACAGATTGCAGAGGATTTTGGCAAACAGCATAAAAATGTTATTCAGTCTATTCAAAATCTCGTGGCTGAAAATTCAGCCGCCAAATCCTGGTTTTACGAAACCACTTACGAAAGTAGAGGAAAGCAGTATCCTATGTATCTCATGAATAAAGATGGGTTTACCTTTCTGGTCATGGGGTTTAATGGAAAGTTGGCCAATGAATGGAAAATCAAATACATCCAGGCATTTAATGCAATGGAGCGGCAAATCAAAGATGGGTTACCATCAACACCGGAAGAAAAGTTGGATTTGCTTGTGGAGGTAGCACATAACCAGAAAGCAAAGGTCGAGAGAATTGACGAACGTGTAACCCATCTGGAGAAAAACGCAAGAATAGACCCTACACAGTACGGCTATATCGGAAACCTTGTTAATAAGCGCCTGCAGGCTGTGAAAGAAGTGTACAAGTATCAGTGGACGAAGCAGCAATGCGGAGCTTTACGACATGGAATCAATCGGGATATCTGTAACGCAATGGACGCACGGCCACGTACACAAATCAGAGCAAAGGATTTTGACAAGGCATGTCACTTTTTAGAGGGGTGGAACCCATCCAGTGTAACACTAAAGGAAATCGAAGAACTGGGTGAGTAATGTGTGGGAATACATAGTAATCGGTCATGCAGTATTAACTATATATCTGGTTATCAGCATGTACAACACCCTGCGTATGGGAGTTATATGCGACCCCATTGTATTACTGGAGAATCATCATGAAAACCATCTATAACCGCATGGACCCAGGCCATTATGACGAAGAATGGGAGCCGTCAGCTGAGGAAGCGGCAGACCTGTGGGCGGAAGCCAAGGAGGAAGAAAGAAAGGAAACAGCAGTGGAGAGATATATCAGATCTACTGAGGAGGTATTTTAATGTACGGAGAATTACAGGCTGTAGCTGAGTGGTTAGCGCTACATGTTATACGCAGTAAACCCAAAAAAAACGTAAGCTACCATTTACAAATCGGTATCGGAGCATGCAAACAGGTTCAATTCATTATGCATTTGTGGGTTGACGAAAACAAAGGGGAAAAAGAGATCTTGAAATCACATTATGTTAATTTTGATTTTCGCGATACAGATATTTCTATTGCGAAAAAAATGGTGGAAATCACAAACATCATAAACGGAGAAATTGATCCGTTTGAGGAGGACTAAAATGAACGAAATTAAGTTATCAAAACCAGATATCGCTTATAGGCCGTCTGTGGTTACATATGACTTTACAGCAATTGATGAAGACATCCAGGAGCTGGAAAAACGCTATCTTAAGTGGGTGCCATCAGAGGATGAAATTGCTGACGGCACAAAAATCGCAAAGGATATCAACCAGCTGGCAGAAGGACTGAATAACGAAAAGAAGGAAATGAAAAAGGTCATTAACGAACAGGGAATCGCGTTTGAAAAAGATACAATGGACCGTTATAAGCGCCTTAAAGCAATTCGCGAAAATATCCTAGCCGGATTGGATGTTTTTGAAGAACAGCGCAAGAAAGAGAAGAAAGAAGAGATACGCCAGTATTTCCTGCAAGAGCGCAGTATGGAGATACCGTTTGAACGAATTTGGAAAGAAGACTGGATGAAAAAGACCTGCACAAAGAAAAAGTGGCAGTCAGATATCCGAATCGAATTGGATGCAATCACAAAGGACTATGAAATGTTGGATAAAATGAATGCAGAAGACCCAGAGCTTTTGAAATCCATTTATCTGCAGTCATGGGACCGTCTGAAAGCGATCGATGAATATAATCGTCAAATGGATATCCGAAAGAAAGCAGAGGAGCTGCGTGAGATTAAAGCTCAAAAAGCGAAAGAAAAACCAGTAAAGAAACCTCAGGAAGATAAAGAAGGGCATTGTCCTATATTGGATGTCCCCAATGCATGCAATGTATCCGAAATGGTTATGATTTCAGGCAGTAAATTCGCTTGGATACAAGCCAAGGAGTATATGCAGAGCATTGGATTAAAAGTAGAGGTGTTGTAAATGGATAAAACAATGAAGGAGTTGAAAGCAGAAGTAACCGATATGGGGCTTGATCACTCTATGAATATTTATCAGCGCATGCTTAAAGCTCAATCAATGGTGGAAACTGTATCAAAGAATCTACAGGTTGATGCAGGCAAGCAGCGGTATAAAGCGGTGTCAGAAAGAGATATCCTTGATGCAGTAAAAAAAGTCGAAGATAAATGCGGCATATATTCATACCCTTTTGAGCGAAAGGTGTATGAAAGCAAAGCGACGGCAAACAAAAATGGATATGAAACACAATGGATGCGTATACAGACTGTATATAGATTCATCAATATAGACAAGCCGGAAGAATTTATTGATGTTACCACATATGGAGATGGCGTTGATGCAATGGACAAAGCGCCAGGAAAGGCTATGACATATGCTGATAAGTACGCACTTATGAAAGCATATAAAATCAGTACAGGAGACGATCCAGACAAAGAGGCTTCGGAAGAGCAAAAGCCGAAGCAACAAAAGGCGCCAGAACCAATGACACCAAAAAAGAGTATGGAGCAATTAACCGTTGAGTGGCAAAGCTGCAGAAATAAATTGTTTGATTTAGGTGTTGATGTACACTCTGAATCAATCATACAATGGATGGCCGATAAAACAGGATATCCTTCCCAAGATATTGACCTTACGGATCCATTAAAAATGGAAAAGATAATATCGGCATATCGCATATTGATAAGCGGGAAAGAAAAGGCGAATCACAATGCCTAAATCAATCATGCAGGACCAGAAAGAGTGTTGTATAACACACTCTACTCTAGAGCTGCACAAGCATCATATATTTTACGGCACAGCAAACCGCAAGAAGTCCGAAAAGTGGGGATGCTGGGTATGGCTTACAGCGGAGTACCACAACATGTCAGACCACGGAGTACATTTTGATAAAGCGTTAGACTTACAGCTTAAGCAAGAGTGTCAGCGACGTTTTGAGGCTTTGTATGGGCACGACACATTTATGGAGGTGTTCGGCCGCAATTATCTGGAGGTATAGTTATGGACAATGAAAAGAACTGCAACACCTGCGCGCATTGCGTTTATGTAGGCGACGGAGATTACATATGCAATACACTAATGACGTCGTATTAGAGGAGTTTGTGCCATCTGATGATTTTGTACGCGGAGGATGTAAATTGTGGCAAAAACAAAGATAGTAGCTAATTACCTGCGCAAAGTGACCAACGAGGATGGCAACTTAGAGGTAACGTTTGAGGTAAGTAATTACAACTATAAGCGGTACTGCCAGGGGCTAGAAAAAAAGGCGTATAGCCTCGAAATAGCCGAGGTCAAAAGCAAACGAAGCATCAATCAAAATAATTACTTATGGGCGCTTATACACGATATTGCACAGCATCCAAATGCATCATCAGAAGACGAGTGGGAAATCTACTGCATCTTATTGTCGATGGCCGATGCAAAGTATGAGTATATAACATGCCTTGCTGAGGCATTAGAGACGCTAAAACAAGAGGTAAGAGCTTTGCAGGTGTTGGGTTATGAGCAACGCGAGAATGGCACTAAATGGGCGCGGTGTAAGGTATTTATCGGATCCAGTAAAATGAACAAAGAAGAAATGGGCCAACTTATTGATAAAACCCTATGGTATGCTGAACAATTAGGCATAGACACGATTTATTATCGAGATATGCTGAAATAGGAGGTAAAATGAAAGGACTTTTTAAAGCTCAAGAAGAGCTACAAGAATTAAAAAAAGAGTACGTAACGTTTAAAAATAAATGTGAAATAAAAGAAAAACATTTTAAACAGAAAATAAACGAAGCAACTAAAAAATGTAACATTATTGTTTCGGGCATTGATTTTGAAGAAGTATCTAAAGCCAAAGAAATACTATATGTGTCGTATAACATAGATGATGTTGCTGAAATTCCTTTTTTAGCAAAAAAAGTTATTAAAAAATTTATTGAAGATCCTAGTTTTTTCAAAAGCAATTATATGTACACAAAAATATATGCAGAATTAGAAAGAGGGCTTGTTTGTAAATATCTTTACAGTCCTACTTGGGGAAATGTGTTGTGTGAAATAGGTTTGAAAAGAGCTTACCGAAACAAAAATTTAACAGAAGATCAAAAAGATGCTGTTATTTATTACTTAAAATTATTGTCGGAAGAAAAAAATATAACAGATCTTTTGTGATTTTAAAAAAAACAGATTGAGGTGGTAATTTGGCAGAGAATAAACGCTACTACTATTTGAAACTGGAGGAAGATTATTTCACAAACAAGGTGCAGAAAGCATTAAGGAAACTTCCTTCTGGGGCGGAAATGTGCCTGTGTTATCTAAAAATGCAGCTGCTTGGTTTAAGAACAAATGGAGTGCTAATCTATGACGGAATTTATGAGACTTTTGAACAGGAAATATCCGAAGAGATAAGCGAAGATGAAAACATTGTTAAATTGACTTTAGGTATGCTGCGTAAATGGAATTTGATTGCGGATGAATCAGATAATCAAATATACATGCAAGAAATGCAGGGGCGTTTTGGTTCAACATCAGAAGTAGCTCAAAGAGTTGCAAAGCATCGAGAAAAACAGAAATTGTTACAATGTAACACACCTGTAACAAAAAGTAACGTAATAAAAGATATAGATATAGAGTTAGATAAAGATAAAGATAAAGAAAAAGATATATTGTCTGATTCTCGCGAATCCGACGACGTACCTCATGGTAAAAAGGACGCAGAAATTGATAATATACCTTACAAACAAATCATTGACTATTTGAACGAGAAAGCAGGAACTCAGTATCGCTATAAAACTCCAAAGACAAAGGAGAAAATAAAAGCGAGGTACAACGAAGGTTTTTCTTTCGACGACTTTAAAACGGTCATTGATAAAAAATGTACAGAATGGCTTACAGATTCTGAGATGTGCAAATATTTACGGCCAGAAACATTGTTCGGCACCAAGTTTGAGGGATACCTCAATCAGCCTGTAAACGTAAAACATGAGAGCAAACAACTACCAGCATGGTGGGATAATCAAGACTTGATCAAAGTTGAATCAGAATTTAGTGAGGAGGAACTCGACAAGAAAATCGAAGAACTTAGAAACAGCTTATAACGAGGAAGGAGAGAGATAACCACGGACAATACAAAAATCGTAAAAGCGATGGAGCGCGTTGAGGCGTTATACCATGATACCGGTGGTAAGTGCTACGTATCATTTAGCGGAGGCAAAGACAGCACAGTCATACTCACTCTCATAAAAATGTGCGAAGAGATATATACGTTACCGCGTAACGCCATACCAGCAGTATTTTGCAATACCGGCATTGAGTTGGGAGCTACAGTTGAGTTTGTACAATGGGTAAAGGATAACTATTACTCCAACGTGCAGATTATCCGACCAGATCCCAAACGACCGTTTGACTGGATTGTAAAAAACAAAGGTAAACCGATAAAATCAAAATTAAAATCAGAAAATATCGGTAAAATGCAACGTAATGACAATCCTTTTTATCTACAACAATTACTAGGTGACGATACAGGACATTATAAAAGCACAAAAATCGCTAATAAGGACATGCATATATTACACCCGGATTTTGACATCAAAGTCAGTAACAAATGCTGCGACATACTCAAAAAAGACCCATTCAAAAAATATGCTAAGATAAATGGCATTTTAGGTAATTTATTGGGTGAGCGAGCCGCTGAGGGTGGTGCACGTAAAGCAAACATGGAAAGTAGGTTGGCAAAGGGCGGTAAAGCCTGCACTAGATACAGAAATGGTCTAATCGCAAAAATGCCTTTGATTGATTGGACGGACAAAGACATCGAAGACTTTATCAATGAGCATAACGTACCTTTATCCAAAGCGTATGCTGAGCAAGGTTACGAGCGTACAGGATGCTTCCTGTGCCCTTATTCTTTACAACTTCGGGATAAATTAGTCAAATTGCATAAGTATGAGCCATTACGTTATAAAGCTGCTATGTACTGGCTAAAGGATGTGTATATAGCTCAGGGTGTAAGCCTACCGTTTGACCCTGTATATGAAGCGGAAAGATTAAAGAAATGGAATGACATGTATTACAAAATGCGTTATGAAATGATGAAGAAATATCGTCCAGATAAGGCTGAAAAATTTAATGACATTCAGACAGATATATTTGATTTCATATCTGAGTGAGGAGGTGCTATGGTTAAAATTTTAGAACTATTTGGAGGGATTGGAGCGCCACGTAAGGCGCTAGAAAATATTGGTGTAGATATCAAATCCATTGATTATGTTGAGATACTGCCATATGCGGTACAGGCATATAACTGTATTTTTGACAATGGATACAAGCCACAAGATATCAGAGTGTGGAACATGGATGTCGATATTCTTATTCATGGATCACCTTGTCAGGATTTCAGTAAAAACGGCTTGAATAACATAAATACAGGTAGAAGTATCTTGTATGAACGTACACTTGAAATCATACAAAAGGAGCTTTTAAGAAAACCTAAAGTAGTGATTTGGGAAAATGTCCCGAACCTCATATCACACAGACATATTGAACATTTTGACCATTATTGTGACACGATGTCTTCCTTCGGTTACACTACCTCATATGCCATTCTTAAAGCTTCTGGATATGGTTCTGCCCAAGCAAGAGATAGACTTTATACAGTAAGCATGCTTGATGCTAAATATCAATTTCCGGAACCACAGGCATTGGAGAAAGATATCCGGTATTATTTGGATTATGAAGCAGACTTTGAATTAAATACTTTATCTGAGAATGAGAAAAAATTGTTTTTTCGAAAAGATGGACAATTATGTGTAAGGGAAGCTACGAAGCTTGGATATAAGATTGTGGAGGAATTTGACACAGTTAATGTTGAATTTCCGAATAGTAAGACAAGGAGAGGGAGAGTAGGCCGGAAAGTGTGTCCTACATTGACTACCCATCCAAGAATTGCCATTTACTATCACGGAAAATTACGGATGCTGACAGCGCTTGAACATTGGCGTTTAATGGGATTCGATGATGCAGATTACTGGCGGATGGCTGAAAATGGATTGACTGATATTCAGATTTCAGCACTTGCCGGAAACAGCATCTGTGTACCTGTTATGGAAGCAATATTTAAGCAGTTTCCGATGATTCAGGGATATTTGTGAGAATATAGAAAGTAGGTGTACTTTTGAAACAAGAAAGCTTATTTGGAAGAGCTGTTGATCTTTCGACAATGAAATATGAAAAAAGAGGCAGAAAGACTATAAAGCAAGCATTCCGTGATGTAGCGGGATATAACGATAAACATACATGCGCTGACTGTAAGCATCATCATGCGTATAAACATTGTGGAAGTCGTAAAAGGATTTATCATAAATGTGAAAAAATTGGAAATAGCAGCTGTGAATCCACAGATATCCGGTTGAGCGATAGAGCGTGTAAATTTTATGGGTCAGAAGGAAGCGAGAAGAATGAAAAGAAGTGAATTAACCATTGGACAGACTGTGTATATCGAACCTGTAGGGAATGCCACTAGATATGGATGGGATGCCAACCCTTATGCCTGGGTCTATGACTTTGAGGTTATCAGCAAATCGGAAGCAATGAAGGAGAGTGAATATAAATGTCAGAAGAAAAACAGCTAATCGAGCATCGCAGCGAAGTAATACGCGAAGTAATGAATGAATATATCGGAAGTATTGAAGCTGTAGGAGAAACCAATACAGATGGTAGACGTTTTAGTAATTTAAAGGTTTTAGAGGATGTTTTATATCATATCGTTGTGGACATTGGAGAAGAAGCTCTTAATATAAAACGTTATGAATGGAGCATGAAACACAGCGGAGAATACGCTGTTTCCGTTTTAAAAGAAATCCGGGCAACTATCGACGATATGCTGGAGGAGAGTGAAGAAGAATGACAATCAAGAATTACACTACGACCAAAACAGCTGCACAAACAGTAGCAGATATACAGGCTATTCTTGCAAAGCATGGAGCAAGGCAAATTATGTTTGATTATTCGGATGATGGTCACATTTCCTGTGTCTGTTTTACGATTGTAACATCACAGGGGATACAGGGCGTTAAGTTACCAGGAAACACAGATAAGATGCTGGAGGTACTTCGTCGACAAAAAATCAAAGCCGATTATCAAAAAGCAGAAAATGTGGCATGGCGAAATATAAAAGATTGGTTAGATGCACAACTTGCAATCTTGGAAACAGAAATGGTTACAATAGATCAAATCATGCTGCCTTACTTTGTAAATAAAAACGGGGATACAGCATATGAGCTGTACCAGAACAAACAACTTCTGTTAGGGACTGGAGGCGATGAAAAATGATCAACAAAGTGGTATTAGCTGGCAGGCTTGTAAAAGACCCAGTACTGCGTAAGACTGCAAATGGTGCATCTGTTGTTTCCTTTACTGTAGCATGTACCCGTCGTTTCAAGCAGGAGGGACAACCGGATGCTGATTTTATCAACACGGTTGCCTGGAATAAAACAGCGGATATCGTATCACAGTATACACATAAAGGTTCTCTGGTCGGTGTGGAAGGAAGAATCCAGACGCGCAGCTATGATGATCAGAGCGGTAAACGCGTTTATGTAACAGAGATTGTCGCAGACAGCGTACAGTTTCTGGAAAGTAAAAGTGCTGCTGCAAGTAATGCGAACAGTGCATATGTACCAGATGCAAACAATCAGGGCTATCAGAGTGACAACAGCAGCTCCCAGTCCTGCTCTAATGACTTTACAAGCAACAGTACACTGGATATCGCAAGTGATGATCTACCATTTTAGGAGGGATATGAAATGACTAAAGATGAATATTTGTATGCGTTAGCAAGTGTGAAAATGGATGGAGATTATTGTGACGAAAAGCAATATTCTGTACTTCAGAAGTTAATCGAAGAACATTTTGACAACCCACCTCTAAAATTTGAAGATTTGCATGAAGGTATGTGGGTTTGGGATGATAAAACAAAGTCATATATCTACATATTTAAACCATTAGAATGGGAACCGGTAAGAGGCATTAGGTATGCAAGTCATATCATAACAAACAGCGTAGAAGGTTACTATATGGACTTTGAAGAAAACCGTTTCTATCGCAGGGAAGTACCACAAGAAGGGCAAGAAAATGAGTAATGGAATAAACAAAGAAATAGTATTACATTGTTTAAAATCAGCAAGTGATTTTCACGATGAAATCTGTGAAGAGTGTCCAATGTATTCTAAGTGTGATCATACATGGAAAAGCAAAGTGTATGAGCGAGCGCTTGAGCTAATTGAAAACCAATGGATACCGGTAAAAGAAAGGGTACCACTCTTTGCAGGATGTGCAGTGTTAGCAATATTGGAAAATGCATATGGACAGCGAAAAGTAGAAAAGATATTCACGGGATACGGATATGGCAAGCGATGGTATTGCAATAATAAATGCATAGACATGGAAAAATGGAAAGTAATAGCATGGATGCCATTACCGGAGGCATATGGAGGTGGACAATGAAAAAATACAATAGCATAGACGGCCGTATCCATACAAACAGCCGGTTGTGGTACTTTATCCTGATGGCAATAAAAAATTGGAGAAACGCAGAAAAGGAGCTGAAAAGGAAATATGGTTGATCTATCACTATGTATCCTGCTATATCTATCATTTATGTTTATCTACATTTTGGATGAAAGGGGTGATTGAATGAAGTTTAAAGATATCGGAAAAGACGATTATTTTGAAATTGTCGGACTTGAAGGCTATTACAGGGTTGATCACAACAAGAGAGAGGCTAAAGCGTATCGCAAACTAAGTACTGGCAGAATGATGTACGATGGCATAGTAAGAGGATTGTATGACAATCTGGAAGCGGGCAGGTGGAAAATCAAATGAGCTGGCGTGATGAAGCAGAACCTCTCATTGATGAGGAAGAAAGTACAAAAGGATACATAAAGGGAGAACTGATGAATTATTATCTGTATTTACATAAGTGGCATGTGCTGAACAATGAAATCAATTCTCTTAGTTGCTCAACTGGCGGAAGCATTATACAAATGCCTGGTGGTGCATCAGATGGTAAAAGCCCACAGGAACGCATGGCTATAAAATCATCCGATTTAGAGGAAATGCAAGAAATGTACGAACAGAAAATGGATAGGGTAGACCGGTGGATAAGTGTACTCACTGAAAAATATTACGCCATTGCAACAGAATACATCATGAAGAATCAATGCAGAAACGCAAAGGCAGTCGGCCATGATTTAAAAATGGAAGAAAATACAGTGAAAAAATATGCAGGACGTGCAATAAGTCAAATACTTTCTAGAAATAGCAATATTTTGTGAAACTGTCTACTCGGTGACGCGATTTGACGTGGTATAATGATAACGTGGAAGTACGGGGGATGAGGCGTGATCCTCTTCCTTGTGCTTCACTTTCTCCCTTATGGTCTACGCGGCATCTTCGGATGCCTGCCGTAATCTACAGGTGATCCCCCACCCATATATCGCCTGTAGATTAGGGTAGGGAGGCACAAAAAAGCGCTATAAATTGATATCGGAACAGGGAAGGACCTCATACTAATGAGAAAACCTGTTAGATATATTGGTTGCCCCGGGTGGCAGAATAACTAAAAGAAATAGCGGTAAGGAATCCTAAGCGGACTTACCAGCGTAAAGCGTCTGAAAAGGGCGCTTTTAATTTAGTTTTGTTACATAGATAATGTAATAATATAGTTTATAATTCAAAAGTGAAAGGATGTGTGATAAAATGTACTTAAGAAAAAGCAAATTTAAAGGGGATTTTATCATGATATCTGAAAAACTTGTTATGCGGTTTGGTGGGGAGAATGATATTGATTTAGAAACATTGTCTGTATCGTTAAACGCCACAGTTGATACATTGAAGAATTTATCTAACAATCTCATAAGCGAGAATGATTTTTGCAAGTTTAAAGTTTTGAATATACAAAAAGGGAGCTTTGTAATAGACATTGAACAAATAATGGAAATTGCTCCAACAATTATGCCTATGGTGCCGACTGTCATAAAAGCGTTTAAAGAAGTGTTAGAGATAAGAAAGTTTCTAAAAGGCAATCCTCCTAAAGAAATCGTCAAGAGTGATGATGTAACTAAAATAGAAAATAAATACGGCGATATTTATTATGCTAATACAATGACCGTAAATATTTACAATAACGATATTGAAAAAGGAATGGCTACTACAGCAAAAACAGTTTTAAACGATAATGATAGAACGGGCCTTTCTTATGAATTTGTTGATGAAAAAGGAAAGAAAGATTGTTTGGATTTAAATAGAGAAAATCTATCTTATTTATCAATACCTCAAGATGTTGATAAATTTAATAAAGGGATAGAGGAAAATGAAGTTATAACATGGGTTAAAGTGAATAAACCAGATTTAAACGGTAAGTCGCAATGGGGGCTGACTCTAAATGGCAAGAGGATATCTTGTATCATTAGTGATCAGGAGTTCCTTGATAAGGTACATGATGACGAAATCCCCTTTTTGAGTAATACAAAATTATATGTGAAAATGGTAGTGAGATATAAAATCAGAAGCTTTGAAAGTGGTGAATCTTCTGAGATAATCAGTAGAAATATTATCAAGGTATTTGAAATACAGAATGATTAGCACCCAATGAGGTGCTTTTCTTTTACCCAGAAAGGATGATAACATGCAGGCTATACCTATCACGCAAAAAAAAGCAAACGAGTATGTAGCGCAGCTGCACAGGCATCACCCTCCAGTACGGGGAGATATATTTAGAGTTGCATGTGTTTTAGATGGCCGCATATGTGGTGTGGCGCAGGCTGCAAGACCTGTATCCAGACACCTAGACGACGGTAAGACAATAGAGGTGGTAAGATGCTGCACTGACGGGACATATAACGTCTGCAGCTTTTTATATACTCGATTGGCCAGAATCGCAAAGGAAATGGGATACGAGCGGATAATCACTTATATTCTGGAAAGTGAATCAGGATCAAGCCTTAAAGCATCGGGATGGCACAAGGAGGCTGATGTAAAGGGTCACAGTTGGTCATGTAAAAGCCGGCCGAGAAACACACAAGCACCTACGTGCAATAAACAGCGATGGTGCAAGGAGCTGAGAAAGGGATGATAACGCGATATACATAAATAAAAAAACCGGAGAGAAAGTCAGAGCAGAACAATTTTCACAGCAAAACATCATTGCCAGATACGCCAGTGTCAAATTAGAGAGCAAAGAGGGCGCTATCATTAACATGGAGGCAGGAGATTGGATTGTACAATGCGGCTCTAAGGTTTTTGCCGTACGTAAAGAGACATTTAACAAGCTGTATGTACGTGCTGCACCACGGCAGAGGTTAAAGTACGCAGATGCTGATACAGTAATTGACTGGACAGGAGCTGTACTTATGCCAGCAACGTAAGAAAGAAAGGAGGTTAATCTATGCCAAGACAAAGAAGTCCCAGCAGAGACGAAGCTAAGCGGATATATCTTGATAGCAAAGGTAAGATGCTGCTAAAGGATATTGCTAAAGCTGTAGGTAAGCAAGATACACAGATTCGCAGGTGGAAATCATTAGATCAC